AATCGTGGTCATGGTGGCTGGCCTGGCAATGCGCGTTGCAGGTTCTCCCGGCGTCGCTGCCAGACCCTTTTCGTGGGTAGGATCTCCCGGGGGCGGGGGCGGGGGCGGGGGCGGGGGGACTGGCGCTCAGGGCCCGGCAGGCCCCACGGGAGCTACCGGGGCAACTGGTCCAACGGGGTTGACCGGCCCCACGGGAGCTACCGGGGCAGCCGGATCCAACGGCGTTGACGGTGCCACGGGAGCAACGGGCCCGGCAGGCCCCACGGGTCCAACGGGGTTGACCGGCCCCACGGGAGTTATCGGGGCAGCCGGATCCAACGGGACGAACGGCGCAACGGGAGCAACGGGGCCCACGGGAGCTACCGGGGCCACGGGAGCCACGGGAGCCACGGGCCCAGCTGGTAATGATTTCGTCACGTCATATCGATCGGTCCTGGCCGCGGATACGAACTTCACCAGCACAACGTATGTAGACGTTCTGACGATCTCGGTTGTCGTCCCGGCTGGTGGCGCATTCGTTACCGTGTTCGGATCGGCCGTGGCTACGTTGACGGCAGGGGCTGGATCGGCGAATTTCCGGCTGGCCTATATCTCGGGATCGACCGTGGCTGGCCCTGCCCGTCTTTCCGGCAATTGCGCCCTGGTCTGGCCATTGTCTCTGGCTGCCGGAACATACGTTTTCAGAATCCAGATCAAAATGCCTGCCGGGGCTACGTTCTCCACTCGTTTTGTTTCGTTCCCTGACGCTGAATATGCGAATATTTACGCTCAGGTAACTCTCACCTGAAAGGATCTCTCATGTCGCTCGTTACCCTTGCTGTCGTGTTCCACAAATCGGAGGGCTTCGGCCCCAGCCTGTCCGGGGAAATGATCACGGCTGGCCTGGTTCAATACGACCCCGAAACGGCAAACGAAGGATCGGCCCAGTTCACGGGGCTGACGTCGGGGGCTGACGGCGATTCGACAAAGGTCGTAATCTATACGATCCCGGCCCGCTGGGATGATCAGGCCACTACCACGGCAGCTACTGTGATCGCCCTTCACGTGCCCACGGCCGGGGCCCCTCCCGTTCCCGACGACAGCTGAGCCATGTCCGGGGGGCTCACAGATAAGGATCAAGGGCTGGCCGCACTGCTAGCCCGGGTCAAGGCTTCAAACAGCCTGGTCCTTACCGTGGGCGTCCACGATTCGGAGGGGGCCGAGATCGACGGGAAAGGCCCCCTGACGATTCTACAAGTGGCCACGGTTCACGAATACGGCCTGGGCAACTGCCCGGAGAGATCCTTTATCCGATCCTGGGCCGATGAAAAGCAATCAGAGCACATAGACACGCTACGAAAGATCGCCGTTGCAGTGGCTAAGGGCACATTCTCTGCCCAGACAGGCCTGGAGCGTGCGGGAAATCTATTCGTCGCCGAAGTCCAGGCGAAGATTTCTAGCAACATTGCCCCGCCCTTGAAAAAGGCCACTTCCGATCGGAAGCATTCCACAGTGGCCCTGGTGGATACAGGCCAGATGAAAGCGTCGATCCGCTTCAAAGTGACCAGGAACGACCTATGAACTGGGCAGAGATTCGACCCGGGCTGAAAGCCTTGATCGCCAGCGTCTCGGGATTGACCGTGGTCTGGATTGACGAACCACGGGGCTACACGGATCCGATCACGGAAGCGCTGGCCGTCTTATCCGTGACGTCGGTTGACGGTGTAGGCTGGGACGAATGCCACGTGATCCAGGATCTCACTCTGCCCCAGGGGCAGGAACTCCAGGACGAATGGCGGGGTAACCGGAAATTCACCCTTTCGATCAAGGTGGAATCCGAGATCCAGACCGACACGGGATCCGCCTATCAATACCTGGAATCGATCCGGGACAGCCTCAATTTCAGATCATCGGCGCAAGCGCTCCGGGATCTCGATTGTGCCTGGTATGGTTCGGCCCCCACTCAGGATCTGACTGCCGCCCAGGATCAGCGCAATCGATCGATCGCCGTGATCGATCTTTTCATGTCTGCCCGGACCACTGCCCTGGATCCGATTCGATACACGTACGTCGAAACGGCAGACTTTGCAGGGGACTTGACGGACGGGCAGGACCCGGGGCCCTAGCGATCCAGGCTTGCGGTTACCATAGAAGGGGGATAATCTGCCCCCCAGAAGGATAGAGCGCACCATGTCTCTGGATGAAGTAATCGATCTACAGATCACGGCCGAATCGTCAAGCGCCACCAGGGCAGGCTTCGGGACCATGCTCTGTCTGGCGTACCATTTGACGATCCCGGATATCACGAAGGTATACACCAGCCCTTCTGAGCTGACGGATGACGGATTCGCCGTCACGGATCCAGCCTATCGGATGGCCCAGACGGCGTTCAGCCAGAACCCGAAGCCCCAGCGGATCGTGCTCGGGAAACGAACGCACGCCTATACCCAGATCGTGGAACTCACGCCCACGATCACGACGGCCGGATATCACTACACTTTCGAGGTAGTGGACCCCGTGGGCGTGGTCACGGCGATCGATTACACCGTGCTGACGGGGGCCACGGTAGCCACGATTTGCACGGCCCTGGCAGCGTTGATCGATCCCGTCGCCAGCGTGACTGCCGTTTCAGCCACAACGAAGATCACGGTTACCGCGGCAGCGGGGAAGCTGTTCAATCTTCGGAAGCTCCCGATTCCTTCGGAGCTGAAGATCAAGGACGTGACGGCCGATCCCGGCATCGTGGCAGACCTGACGGCCATCGAAGCCGCTGACGCAACATCATGGTACGCCGTGACGGCAGACCATTCGCCCCAGACCGTGATCGAGGCGGCAGCGGCCTGGATCGAAGCCCGGCGCAAGATCGCCGTTTTCAATACGTCTGACGAAGACGTGCTGGAAGCCCTCGTTACCAGTGACGTGTGCTCGTCTCTGAAAGCGGCTTCCTACGCCAGGACCGAAGTTCTGGGGTCTTACAAAGAACTCCTGTCGAATTCGGCGGCAGCGTGGCTGGGCCGAATGCTCCCGACCGATCCGGGTTCGGCTTCGTGGGCTTTCAAAACCCTGAAGGGGATCACGGTCGACAGCCTGGGCGGGGCAGCGAAGACGGCAGCGACCACGAAGCGGCTGAACACCTACACGATCCTGGGCGGCTGGAACGTGACGCAATGGGGGCAGGACCCCGACGGTGGATATACTGACGTCGTGGTCGGGACGGATTGGCTTTATGCCCGAATCCAGGAAGCGATTATCGCCGCGCTGGCCAGCCGGGATAAAATCCCGATGACGGATTCCGGGGCAGAGACCATCCGATCTCTGATCATGTCAATTCTGGATCTCGGGATTCAGGCCACCTTCCTGGCAGAGACGCCGGCCCCCGTGGTCATGGTCCCGAAGATCAAGGACGTGACCACGGCAGACAAAGCCGCGCGACGTCTGCCCGGGATCACGTTCTCGGCCACGCTGGCCGGGGCGATTCATACGGTCGTGATCAAGGGCGCTCTTTCCGTCTGATAGGAGTCTTCGATCATGGCTGAGAAAACGAAGGTATACGATCTGGGTGAGGTAACCTGTAACTTCCTGGGGATCCCCCTGGATGCAATGGGGGGCTGGGGCGAAGGCTCAGGGGGCATCGAATGCGAAAAGGCCGATCCCTCATTCACGATCAAGCGCGGCGCTGACGGTTCGGTCGTTCGGTCGAAGACGTACTCTAACGTCTGGATGGTCAAGCTGGTCATTCTGCAAACGGCAGCGATCAACGCCGTTCTTTCGGCCATCCTGATCGAAGACGAAAAGGCCACGAATGGGGCAGGCGTGGGGCCGCTCCTGGTCCGTGATCGTCAAGGGCTGTCCGTGATCGCCGGGTCGTCATGCTGGATCGAGGGCCATCCGAAAACGATCAAGTTCGGGGCCGAGCAAAGCAATAACGAGTGGACGATCGTTGTGGCCAACGGTACGGCATTCGTCGGCGGGAACTGATTCTGGGTTCAGCCCCGAACCACGCCCCCGGCGGGATTTCTCCCGATCTCGTTTGGGGGCGTGGTTCGGGGCTGAATCGTTTCGATCGGGAGATCATCATGGGAATCGAGACTGTAGAAAAGAAGATCGGGGATCACACGTACCGGCTGACCATGCTCGGGACGCGACAGGGCCAGAGGGTCCTGCTACGGCTGGTCAAAGCGCTTGGCCCGGCTGCCGCCGTCCTGGCAGTGGCAGGGGCCGAAGGGCTGGGGAACGCGATCAGCGCTGCCCTGCAATCGATCACGGAAACCGATCTGGACTACCTGATCGACACCTTCGCGGCGTCAACCGATCTCGTTCTCCCGACCACGACAGCGGCTGGGGCAGGTTCGGTCAAGGTCGCTCTGACTGGCTGTTATGACAGCCATTTCGCCCAGCGTTACCCCGAGTCCCTCGCGTGGCTCGTTTGGGCCGTCCAGGTGAACTTCTCAAGTTTTTTCGACGGAAAGGGGGCGGCAGTCCTGGCAGGAAATCTGTTCCCGGGTCTGTTCAAGTCAGAATCCCCGAAGGATTAGACTGGTTCGTCTGGCGGGTTATGACCGATCCACGGGTTACGGTAAGTCTTCGCGACCTGGAAGAATACTGGACCCTTGACGACGTGGCAGCCTGTCACGAAGCCCTGGACGCTTTAGACGAAGCTGAGGCACTAGCGGCCGAACTGCCCCCCGACGATAGCCCCCGATCAAGATTCCCCCGGAGTAGGTGACACGTGGGCGCTTTACGCGAAATCATTGCCAGCTTCGGTTTCAACGTCGACAGCAAAAAGCTATCGATCGCCGTCAAGGACGTTGACGCTTTCGCGGAAAAGCTCAAAACGCTGGCCGAGAAAGTGGCCGGGGGCGATCTCATGTCCGGAATCAAGGACATGGTTTCGGACCTGAAAGACCAGACGGAAGAGATCAAAAGCCTGGCCAGGCTCACGGGTCAATCATTCGAGGAAACCCAGCGCTGGACAGCTGCCGCAAAGCTCAGCGGGTCGAATATCCAGGCCCTTGCTACCGGGTTTCGCGTGCTCCAGAAGAATGCGGCGGCTGCCGCGGGGGGCGTGGACGAAGCCGCGGGGGGCATTGTAGACGCGGGGGACGGCATGATCGAAGCCGCCCTGGGTAGCAAGGCAGCCCGTGAAGCGTTCAAGGCGCTGGGGATCGAGGTGAGGGATTCGGCAGGGCAGATCAAGGGATCCAGCCAGCTTATGGGGGACGCCGGGCTGGCGATTGCCGCTCTGAAAAGCCCGGCTGAGCGGTCTGCCTTCGCTATGAAGGTTTTCGGCAGGTCCGGGACGGCCCTGCTACCCATGTTTGCCAACGGCGAAAAGGGGCTCCAGGGGTTCCTGGATAAGATAGACGAACTGGGCGGGGGAATCTCGGCCGAAGCCGTGGCAGCCATGGCCGCGAATAGCAAAGCGTCGAAGGAATACGACCTGGCGCTGTTGTCGCTTAAATCGTCTCTCGTTACGGTGCTTCTTCCGGCCATGACTGCGAAGGTGGAACTGTTATCGAAGGTCGTGGGCTGGATGGTAAAGACGGCCAAGGGTACTGAGGTTGTCCGGGCCGGCGTCATGGTCCTGGCTGCCGCAATGCTCTGGCTGAAACGGGCAGCCATTGACGCCGGGATCAAGTCTGCCCTGGCGTGGCTCCCGACGATCGCCCTGTTCGCGTTCCTTGTCCTGCTAGTTGACGACGTGACCACGGCGATCAACGGGGGCGATAGCGCGATCGGCAGGCTCCTGGATAAGATCGGAGGGGCCGGGACGGCTGGGGCAGTGTTCGGCCAAATGGGCAAGGACGCCCAGAAGCTGGGCAAGGACCTGGATAAGCTCCCGGGCATCGGCGCGAAGGTCGAAGAAGGGTTTTCTGTTGTCGGGGCGTCGATCGTTAGGTTCTTCGTTGACGATATCCCCGAAGCCTGGGGGTTCCTGACAAAGGGCGTATCAATCACGGGTTGGCTGTCGGGGCTAAACGATAGCTTCACTATCGGCCTGCTGAACGTCATTCACGGGATCGTCAAGTGGACGAAAGACGCGGCAGGGGCGATCACAGACGGTATATCGAACGGCCTTCGGGACGGCTGGGATAAGGTCAAGGCCACCTTTACAGAGCTTTTCACAAGCCTGGAAAAGGATTTTAAGAAGTTTTTCAAGATCAACAGCCCTTCCAAATTGCTTTATGAGCTGACTGGGTATCTGCCGAAGGGTGCGATCAACGCTCTAGCAGACGCGGCCCCGGCAGTTCGGGCCCAGGCGAACGATACCTGGGCTCAGGTCATGCCTGCCCAGGGGAACTTCGCCCCCCAGATTCGAGTCCAGGCCGTGGCCCCCACGGGCCGGCAGGCCCCCACGTCCAGGACTGCTAGCGTGGACGCGAGGTATACGATCCAGGTCCAGAGCGGGGCAGGCGGGGGCATTGCCGGGGCTGTCCGGGAGGGTATCGGCCAAGCGAACGGCGATCAAAATCGAGCCATGCTGGCCGCGCTTGAATCGGAGGGCTGAACCGTGGCCGTCTACCTGCTACCAGATGACAGTTCTTCGTTGATCGTTTCGTTCGATCTGACCATTTCGGAGGGTCACGAAGCGACAGCCGAGGTAACAGAGCACCCTGTCGAAACGGGATCGAATATCTCGGATCATATTCGGACGAATCCCGAGAGTTTGAACCTGGAGCTATACGTAACTGATACCCCGATCACGGATCTGGGGGGCCGTGGGGGAATCAGCACGGTCGAGATCACGATCCCGACCTACGAAGCGCCACTGGCCCCCACGCCAGGGGCTCTGTTCCGCTTGGCAGGGGATGCGATCGGGGCAGTAGTCGACGCCATAACCGGGGGGCCTGCCCCGATACGGGCCCAGGTCCTATCGTTCCCGGAGCCCTTCGATCGAGTGAAAGAGATTCACACGACGTTACTGGATCTCTGGCTCAGAAAAGTCCCGTCATCCGTGGTCACGTCGACAAAAACTTATGATTCAATGGCCCTGACATCGGTCAGCCTGCCAAGGACCGAACCCGGCGGGGCCACCTTCAGCCTGAGCTTGAAACAGATTCGGACGGTGACCACGGGATCCGTCAAGGCACCGAAGCCGGCAGAGAAGCGGGGAACCCCGGCGCAATCTAAGGGCGGCCAGGCGGGAAAGCCCGTCGGCGGGAAAGACGCCCCGAAGGCAGCATCGCTGGCAGTCAAAGCCCTGGAAGCCTTGAAAGGGCTGGCCCCGTGAGTGACCCTATCGAAATCCCGATCTCAGAGGATACCCCGCTTTATTCGGAAAGGATCGGCCTTGACGGTCGGGATTTCCTTTTTGAATTTGACTGGAACGATCGGGAGGGCCGCTGGTATCTATCGATCCGGGGCGTGGACGAAACGCCACTGGCTCTGGGGATCAAGGTCGTGGCGAACTGGCCACTACTTCGGCGATTCTCAGATCCGAGTCTGCCACAGGGCAGTCTCTTCGCGGCTGACCTATCGCCGGAAAATGGCGAATCCCCCACGTATCTGGAGCTGGGGAAGCGCGTTCGTCTGCTATACTTTCCGCCGGTCTAACCATGGCTGACGTTAAACTATTCGGGCGACAGATTCGCGTGGTCGTTTCCACAATCGAGATCAGGGATCTCGACATGGCTTTCCACGTCAAAAAGTCCCTGAAGCCAGAACCTAACACGGCAGACCTGGCGATCATGAATCTGAACCCGGATCATCGGTCGGCCCTGGAGCAGATGAAGATCGCCCCGGTCATGATCGAGGCGGGGTATCTGGGCGGGGTCTCTACTCTATTCCTGGGCGATCTGCGAACTGCTACCACGACGCACGAAGGGCCCGATTACATAACCCGCCTGGGGTCGGGGGACGGCGAAAAGAAAGTCAAAAAGGCTCGAATCAATACGAGCCTGAAAAAGGGCGTTGCGACCCCGGCGAAGGTCCTGGAAGCGGTAGCGAAATCGCTGGGCGTGGGAGAGGGGAACCTTAGTCAGGCCATAGCTCAGATCCAGTCTGCCGGGATTGCGAACCACTTCGCCGAAGGGGCAGTGATCAGCGGATCCTCGTTTCGCCAGATGAATGATATCTGTCGATCGGTCGGGGTCACGTGGTCAATCCAGGACGGCAAATTACAGATACTGCCCCTCCGAACTGCCCTAGAGGGTCAGGCCGTAGTGATCAGCGAACGTACGGGAATGGTCGGGGCCCCGACCGTTGATAACGACGGCGTTCTGAGCGTGAAGGTTCTGCTGATTCCAGACGTGTTCCCGGGCCGGAAGATCGTGCTAGAGGGCGAACGCCTGAAGGGGCAGTATCGGATCGAAAGCTGTAGTTACTCGGGGGACACTCACAGCGAAGACTGGTATATTGACATAGAAGCGAAACGGTATTGATATGGCCATCAGCGTCAGTGACCCGGAGCTATTCCGAAGGGCGATCGAATCGAGGATCCTTGACGTCTGGACGTCGTTCCCTGCCCGGGTCGTGGCGTACGATAAAGCCAATCAGACAGCCGATCTGGCCCCGGTAGTGCGTCGGTCGCTGCCAACCGAAGACGGGGGCACCGTCGCTGAGGATCTGCCCGTGCTCCCGAACGTCCCGATCTTGTTTCCACGGGGCGGGGGCGATGCATACGCGATCACGTGGCAGCTGGCCCCGGGCGATCACGTGTTAGTCCACGTCAGCGCGGTATCCTTCGCGGGCTGGCGTAGGACGGGAGAGACATCTGACCCGGGGGACGTCAGGCCGCACTGCCTGGGTAACGCCTATGCTATCCCGGGGGCCGCCCACAATGCCCAGGCCGCTGCCCTTGCACAGGCCCAGGACGTGGCTCTGGTCATCGAAGCCCCGTCAATCAAGCTGGGGGCGGCTGCCACGGATTACGCTGCCCTCGCGTCAGTGGTCATGTCGAATCTGAACGCCCTGAAAAACGCGATCGCTAATACGATCGCTGTCCCGAATGACGGAGGGGCCGCAATAATAACGGCAGTGGGCGGGGTCTCATTCGATGACGTCAAAGCCTCGATCGTCAAGGTGAAATAATGGCCCTGGAGCTGTCTACCTTCGCGCTGAACCCTGCCACGGGCGATCTGGAAATCCCCCTCCGAATCGTTCGGGGGGCTGAAGCCGTGGCCCAAAGGGTTCGGGTTCGCTTTCGATGGTTCCTGGGAGAGTGGTTTCTGGATACCCGGCAGGGTGTTCCCTACTTCCGGGACATTCTGATCAAGAATCCAGATCCTATCTTGATCAGCTTCATCTTTCGCCAGGTCCTTATGACCACGCCAGGCGTCAAGAGAGTGGAGAGCATAAAAGCCGCCCTTGACCGTGGCTCCCGAGCGTTGCGAGTAGACTTTGCGGCCACGCTGGACGATGATAGCCCCCTCACGTCCACGGCTGAGCCCTTCATCATAGGGTGATTATGTCAACATACGTCACGCCCCAGGGGCTTCAGATCCCGACCGTTCAAGGGCTCCTGGATCTTATCGCCCAGGAGCAGAGATCGACGATCGATCCGCTCCTGAACACGGATCCCGATTCCCCCCAGGGGCAGCTAAACGGGATCTTCGCCAGCCACTTGCGCGAAGCATGGGAAGCGCTGGGCGTGGCCTATAATGGCAACAACCCCGACGCTGCCGAAGCCTTCCTGTTAGAGGCGCTGAGCGCGATCACGGGAACGAAACGGGCCCCGGCCACGCGATCGAAATTCGTGGGGGCGAGAAAGCTGACTGTCAATCTGAACGCCGGGACCGATCTACCGATCGGGACATCGTTCCACGTGGCAGGCGATCCGCTTACCCTGTTCGCTACCTCTGAAAAGGTAAAGGCCACGGCCGGGACGGGGAACTATCTGGTTTCGGCGTTGTGTACGGTGACAGGCCCTGTCACGTGCAACGCCGGGACCTTGACCGTTATCGCGTCCCCCGTAGTGGGGCTGAATTCGGTAACGAACACCTTCGACGCTGAGATCGGGAGCACCCAGGACAACGATCCACAACTGAGGATCCGGCGAGAGAAAGAGCTGAGGGCCACGGGGTCAGGCACGGTTGACTCGATTCGAGCTGACCTGGCAGCCTACGAAGACGCAAGCGGAGGGAAACCGATCCTGGACGTGAACGTTTTCGAGAATACCTCTGACGCTTTCGACGCGAACGGCCTGCCGCCTCACTCTATCGAATGCCTGGTATTCGATGGGGTCTCTCAGTCCGTGGCTAACGATGCGATCGCGCAAGTGATCTGGGAATCGAAGCCCGGCGGGATCCCGACCGTGGGCGGCAGCACGGGCAACGCCACGGATTCACTGGGCACGATCCGACCCGTGGCATTCTCTCGGCCGTTGATCGATGAAGTGATTTTCAAGGCCACTCTGACCCTGACGAACGCGAACCAGATCCCGTCGCAATACGCCGCGCTGGTGAAAGCCGCAATCGTTGCTCGATTCGCCGTCAAGGTCAGAATGGGTAGCGTGATTCGGTGCAATCACTACGAAGCCGCGATCACAGACATACCCGGGATCGAAGACTGCCTGATCCAGGTCGGGTTCCTTGCTCAGGGGTTGCAGGCCGTGGACGTCAATCTGGCTCTGGGTACGCGCGAAATGGGCTTCGTTCAGACCAGCGGGATCACGGTCGTATGATTTTCGATCTTCCCCAGGGCGTAGTTACCGGGATCGCCGGGACCGTGGGCGGGGCAATGTGCTACGCCATAAAGCTGATCACGTCAGAGATCCTGGCCTATATTCGCGAAGGCCGTAAGGACCAGAAGGAAGCCCTGGAGCTGGTCCGGGATCTGGTCAGTCAACTGGGTCTGTCCCGTGAGCTATCCGGGATCAAGCGCGCTGTTCTTCGGATGAATTCTCAGGCGTTCACGTGCGAGGCTTGCGGGGGCTGGGACGGACCCAGCGAAGAGAAGCCCAAAGGGCTGAAACTGTGCGCTTGCTCCGAACGCCCCCCGCCCTTGTCATCCCAGCCGAAAGCCTGAATCATGCGACGTCACGCGATAACACTCCTGGCCCTTTCGATCATCCTGACGGCGCTTGTCTGCCTGTCATGCGCTCAGGGGATCAGCCCCGTGATCGGTATGGCACGGTCCGGGGCTTCGTTCGTATCGGCTGCCGATCCGTTCCTTCGGGCCAGGTATGAATCGGAGCTGATGGCCTGCCTGGAAAAGCCAAGGGCCGATCGCGATTCGTGCCTGGCGAAGGTTCGCGCCGAGTGGCTGCCCATCCGAAAGGGCCTGGGTGATCTTCGCGTGGCATGGTGCGAATTCGAGCCAGAGAAGTGCAAGGCTCAGGACGCAACCCACGACCAGAAACGGTGACCCGTGGACGAACTCGAATTGTTGATCAAGTTCCTGGCCTTCGCCCTGCCGAAGATTCCGGGGCTGTCGGATGTTGCCAAGGATTTCTGGGGGCAGAACAACCTGGGGCCGATGCCCCCGGATCTGGCGGCCTGGGACGATACGGATTCCCGAGTGGATAAAGCCCGGGACGCTTTGAACGAAAGGGGTCTGTGATGGTCTGGCGTGTAGTTCAATCCCCGAAGAAGCCGATCGGTCTGTTGATCGGTTGGCTGATCCCGAATCGCCCCGATCTGGATCGGAAGCTCCGGGAGGCGCTGCCCGGCTGGGCGATCGTGGTCACGGACCAGGCCCCCTTGTCTGTGACGTCGGGAGATATCCAGGCCGCACGAAGGGCCGTCAAGGCCCCTGTCTCTCTGCCCGTGGCCGGGTTCGCGTGGTCTGCCGGGGTCCAGTCCTTGCGCGCGGCAATCATTGCGAACGCCGTGGAATTCTGGGGCGTGGCAGTCTTCGACGGGACGCACGCGAACACGCCCCCGGCCGAGTGGCAGATCGCGGTATGGGCTCACCTGGCCCAAAGGGCGCAAGCGGGTCTGGGCCCGTTCGTGGCCACTTGCACGGGCATGACCTACACGAAGGATATCCCGGCAGGCACGAAGGGCAGGGCGTGGCCCACGGGCTGGGTCCTTGCGCGCGCGCTGGGGCGTGCTGACGGCGGCCTGCTCCCGGGGCTGCCCGTGGACGATGGGGGCTTGTACGTGGCAGCCTACGCCAGCGACGCCGGCCCCACGGCCGAAGCGAAGCACGCCCACGAAGCACAGATTCTGGATATCGCTCCGGGGCTTCTCGGCCGATTCTTCGGGCCGGGGCCTTCGCCCGAACCCGGCGATCAACCGATCTTCCAGGAGCCTGCCACGCCCTGGCGGGATCCGTCGCTTTCACTCGGGGCCCGGCTGGTGCTCTGGGCCAGGGCCGAATACCAGACCTGGAAGGATACCCCGCTGGGCGAGAATCTCGGCCCGAACGATTCGCCCCGGATCCGAGAGTATCTCTCTCTGCCCTACAAGCGGCGCCTGACGGGTCAAGCGTTGAAGCTCCGGGCCGTGCCCTGGTGCGCCGTGGCAGCCTGCTACGGGTTCACGGCCTGCTGTCTGCCCTCCGATTCGCCCCCCATGATCCGGGTTAGTGGCCTGGAGCTGGAACAGGACGCGAAGGCGAACCACGTCTGGACCCAGGACCCCAGTCCCGGAGCCCTGGTGATCATGTCTCGGCCCGGCCCCACGTGGGGGCGGCATGTCGGGATCGTGGTCAGTGTCAATGACGGGACGATCACGATCGCGGCAGGTAACGAGGGGGATACCTGGGCAGAGCGTGACATAAAGCTGGGTGACCCCATCATTCTGGGATATATCCCGATCGGGTGATCCAGTGTCCTACGATATCGCGCAATCGACGGACCACGGCGATCGAGCCGTGGCGAAGTTCCTGGAGCAATTCAAGGGGCAGCCGTACCTTGACGCCGTTGCGCGATCGTACCTGAATCGAGTCCAGGAGCTGGAAAACGCGATCTGGGAAGTGCTCCTGATTCGCGGTATTGACCTGTCCGAAGGCGTGGGGCTAGACGCTATCGGCCGGGTCGTGGGCAGGTATCGCCTGGGCCTGGATGATATCGATTATCGGATCGCCCTTCGGGGGCAGATTCGGATCAACCGATCTTCTGGCACTGCCGAAGACGTGATCGCCGTGGGCGTCCTGTCTCTGCCTGCCGGGTTTACGTTCTCATTCGATGAAGTGGGAACGGCCATTCTTCGGGTCCACGTAGATCAAACGGTCGGGTTTAATCCACTCGTTCTGTTCGATAACTTGAACCGAACCCGGGCCGGGGGCGTGCGTCTGCTCCTGGAATACCTGCCTTCGGCCGTGACCCCGGATAACGCTTTCACTCTATCCGATTCAACCAGCGTCACGAACAACCCGGCGCTGGGCCTGGGCGATGCCGCTAACCCCCTCCCGGCCGTGGGCGGGTTTCTGATCACAGTCATTCAATCGTAAGGGGCAGACATGCGACCGAAGGGCAAAGCCAGGGTATGGGCGTCTGACGCGGTTTACCCCGCCGGGGCGAACACGTGGAACGGGAACGCGAATAAGAGCGACCCAGGGAATACTGCCACGGCGCAAGGCTACCAGCCCGCAAGGCAGCCCCCGGCCCAGGAGCTGAACCACGTCTGGAACGATGCCACGGCCAGGATCGCTTACCTCGATTTGATTGACTGCCTGAACTGGTCGGCCCCGGTTTCGGACGGGATTTATGTAATCGGCCCCGGTCAGGGGCAGTTATGCTGGGATTCCTACGCCAGAAGGGCGTGGGCCGTTGGCCTGGATAGCGCCAGCCGGGGCGATGTATGGTTCAGCTTCAATGGCTTGAACTGGTCGATCGAAACCATCGGGATCGGAATCAATCCCAGCTTCGCTTCGGTCGCTTCGGATCCGACCGACGGATCGGTCTGGATTGCTTCGGATAGCGCGCCGAAGCTTTATTTTCTTTCGGATCCCGTGGGAACCTGGGTTGTCTATACGATCTCGGCCACGTCATTCGAGCTGGTGGCGTGGGACGATTACGAAGCCGGGCTGGTTCTCATGGGCAAGACTGCCGCGGGGCATCCGGGGATCTGGACGGGACTCGGCCCCACGCCCACGGCTGCCACGGTCGGGAACGCTGCCAGCTATACGGGCAGCATGAGGCTGGCAGCGTTCGGGCCCGGGTTGAAGCTGGCGATCGGGACCACTCCAGGCCTGGCAGGGGAGCACCTCTGGACGTCTGCCGTTCTGGCTGGGCCGTGGACCGATCGAGGGCTCGTTACCGTTGCAGTGTACCCCGGGATCGGGACCGTGTTCCGGGCCATGGCATACGGCCCGGCTGACGGCGTTTTCATGATCGTTCTGGGTGGATCCACGGGCGACACGGTTCACACGTCATCTGACGGCGTTTCGTGGGCTCACCGTTACACGTCGAATGCGTGGGTTTTCTTTTCCCTGGTAGCCCAGGGCGGGATCTGGGTTGCCCAGATCAAGGACGGTAACAACGTTTACGGGCAGGCGCTGAGCGTGGACGGGGGCGTTTCGTGGACTCAGGTCCCGTGGTCATACTCGCAATCCGAAGTTCCCGCCGGGCTTGTAGTCCTTGACGGGAGGATCGGATCGCTGGTCGAGAATGGCGGGAAAGTGTCCTATTCTCTTCGCACGCCCTAGACCAGGATCCCGAGTCTAGACCTGGCAGCGTCGATCGCTTTCGACAGCTCCGGGAAATCGGCGATCGCCCGTTCAAGGGTTCGGCGTTGTGCCCCCAGCGCCTTCGCTGCCTTCCCCAGATTCCGTGTCTCACCGTACGCCTGGACGATGGCCGCGATCATACTCTCGCGCGTTTCGTCCAGGCTCAGGCGTGTTCTCAGATTCGATGTCTGTCCAGATCCACGGGTCGGGGGCGGCATGTCCTACTGTCCCCCACTCAGGCAGACGTTGCAATAGCGGCTGCCGGGGGCTGCCAGGAAGGTGCAACGTCTGCCGTGGATCGCTGCCGTGCAACGGCCGATGTCCTGGGGCTGTGGATCCGGCCGGGGCTTTCTCATGAATTCGGCCAGGCCATAATTGATCTGATTCGCGGTCAGGACCCGTGTACCCCACGCCCTCGACAGCCGCACGATGGGGCCGTTTCCCGGCGTCCAGGCCCCCGCTGCCGTGGGCAGGTCGCGAAAGACGATCGCGAAGCCCACGGGGGCGCGCTGGCTCCGGGCAGCCCAGCCGATCGTGGCCCCGATGACAAGGGCGAAGAAGATCCAGATCGGGTTCACTTCAGCACCTTCGCCCCTGCCCCGGCGGGGCCCGATTTCCGGATCACGTCTTCGACTCGGATCGCGGCAGCTTCCTGGTTGTGCGCCCGAACGATCCACGTTTCCACGATGTCCTGGCCCGTGATCTTGATTCCGGGGAAGGTGCGCGGGATATGGTCAAGGCACCACTGAGACCAGCCCGAACCTGCCCGTTTCTCGTTCAGATCCACCTTGACCCGGAAGGTGGGGTAAGTGGCCCTTTCGCTGCCATTGAAGCTGGGCGAGATTCCGGCCAGCGCGTCTCGAATCTGACGCTTCGTCCACTGGTCGGGATAGATATCCCAGTCACTCAGCCACAGGGCCCGGCAGAGCTTCAACAGCTGCCCTGCCGTGAATTCATCCAGGAACGATTCGCGGCAGCGATCGATATTGCTCACGGCCAAGCGGAGGATTTCCGCGCCAGTCATGCCAGTGACGTCTTCGCGTTTCATGTTCGTGATCTCCCTTGTGAGTGGCAGTTATACGTCAGCGCTGACGTACGGTCAAGCAAAAGAAAGGGGCCCTGTCCGTCGTGGACTAGGGCCCCGTTCGCGCCGTTGGCCGGCGTCAGCTCACGTGATCGAGTCGAAGGGGATCGCGCTGACGTTGAAGCGATCGCCGTCCTTGCGGAAAGTGGCCACCAGCACCGTCCCGTCCGGGAGCGGCATTTTGTGGGGGCCGGGGCCGTGGTCCTTGACGACCTGGGCGATCGCGGCTGCCGCCGTCTTCTCCAGGTTGTGAACCTCGGTCTTCGCGGCGCTGATCACGGCGAAATCCTGGCCGATCGTGGCCATGGCCTGGGTCTTATCGATCTTCGACATGTTCGTATGCTCCCGGAGGGGTCTGGGGTCGTGGCCCGTTCGGGCCGGTTTCGAGTCCTAGTTATGCCAGACGAACGGCCTGGACGTCAATCCTTTTAATCGTCTTCGTGATTCGGTTCGCCCCATGTCCCGGCGTCGACACTGCCAGGGAACCTGCCCTGAGACGAACGGGGCGGGGGCACGTAGCCTGCCGGCAGAGCTGCCCCGGTAAAGTCCCAGTCAGGGTCCGTGGGCGCTGCCGCGGGGGCAGGGATAGGAACCCGACGAATGGGGGCGAATACCCGGGCCGGGTTCGGTGTCGTGGCTTGTACGGGGAACACGTCCAGGCTCTGGAGCTTGCGCGCGGCTTCCTTGCTTGCCTTCGCGGCGTCGTCACGGGCCACGGCTGCCACGGCTGCCGGGGTCACTTCCCAGCCCTTTCCCACAAAGGCCAGGCCCCGCGCTTTCAGCGCTGCCATGGTCTTATTTCCAGGCGTGGGTATGCCATGACCCGAACGCGATCCGGCGGGTCTGGTGTAGTAGCGGATCGCGTTCAGCATGGTCGGGGTCAGATCCGTTTTCATGATCAACCCCTTTTCCACTCAGTAGGATCCGAGACTTCCGATTCCGTGACCCAGCGCCTGACGCCGGGGCCTTCGGTCGGGGTCATCTGGACCTGGAACGAGCCCTCGAAATGACCGACAGCGGTAACGGTGTATTGCCTGCCGCCGCAATACACGAAAGTATCAGTCACGCACACGTCAACAACGCTCTGAGGATCGGGCCTGGTGTCAGTCATTGTGAGCCCCTTTCGTTCGGTGAGCCCGGACAGTACGTCAACGCTGACGTACGGTCAAGGAAAGAAACGGGGCCCGGGTCGATTGTCCCCCGGGCCCCTGCCTGCCGCCTCTAGTGCGTCAGGTGAAACTCGACCACCAGATCCTGGCATTGCTCCGGGATCAGGTCCACGAACTTCGGCCCCATGTCGACCCGCACGAACAGCCTGTGAATCGAGAGAACCCGCCGGGGCGTAGTGAACGGGTCGATCTCTCCCGTCATGCTCGATCGCCGGGTAGTGATCGGGGCTGCCACCATGATCAGGGGATAGGCCCCGGTCAGCGCCTCGAATTCTTCGGCCTTGCCCCGGATCGCTTCCGTGGACATTTCACCCGTAAACGTGGCCCGGCCGTTATGAAGCTCGATCCGTCGCTTTGCCATTCTCTCCCGTCTTTCTTCCTGCCCCAGGTCCGTGGACCATACGACAGAGCTGACGCACGTCCTAGCAAAAAGAAAGGGCCCGGGTCGATTTCTCGCCGGGCCCGATCTGTGATCGCGGTCTGCCGTCAGCTGTCCAAAACGCAGGCGTTCCAGATCGCTTGACACGGGGGCGTGACCAGGCACGCCTTGCAATCTGTCGATCCCGGGCTGCCGTCCACGGGGGCCGGGGGCGTGGCGTAGATCGACCCGTAGCAAAGCGCCGTGCAATGCGACGCGAAGCACGTGGTCAGGCTCTGGAAGGTAGCGGAGGGCGGCCCCGCCGGGGCAGGCGTTCCCCAGGTGAGGGAAACGAGCGAGTCCAGGCAATGCGCCGGGGGCACGATCGGCCAGCCCCCCGGGCGGGTTCGGTAGGCTTCGGGGGCCGGGTCGGGTTCGGGCCCGATGCCCCCGGCCCCGTCGCTTTCGGGGGCAGAGCTACAGGCCCCGAGTATCGTCACGGCCAGGCTGAGAAATGCGATCCGTCGATTCATGGTGATCACCTTAGCCCCGAATCGGGGCCCGGGATCACTACCACGATCAGGACGTCAGCGCCTCGAAAAAGCCGACGGGCAGGATTGCCCCGGATCCGCTGTGAGCGGTTTTCATTCGGAGCGAGTAACCGGGGGGCAGCGTGACCACGCCCCCGCCCCCGGTCACGGTAACCTGTTGCTTCGTGCCCACGGTCCCGGCCCAGTTGCCCGTGCCTCCCGTGATCTTCGTGACCAGCGTCCCGAGCGTGACCGGGTTCGCGTTCGCGGCGTCCCGGATCAAGAAAGTGATCGTCAGGTAGTTCGTATCGCTGGCCGTGAGGGCCCCGCCCTCGAAAGAGATCCCCAGCGCCGGGATCGTGAGATTGGACCCGCCCCCGTTCGTTCCCAGGACGATCTCCGGGAGATCGGTCCCGGCCGGGATCGCCGTCGTGATCGGGAGAACCATGCTGACCAGACCGGGATCCCCGACGCCCCCCTGATCCCCTTTCGCGCCCTGCCCCATCGGGCCGGGGCCGGTCCCGAACTGGAAGGCTGCCGAAGCTGCCGTGATCTTCCGGAAGGTGACACGCCAGGACGTGACCTGATCCGTTGACGTGAGGATGACCGAGTGGCCAGACATATCCTCGATCGTGATCGTGGATCCCGTGGCTCCGGGCAGGTGAACCCACTCGGCGGGGGCAGCCGCCAGGCCGTCACCGTCAAGATCATGAGTGATATTGATCGCGGCCACGAAGGCAGCGACCACGCGAACGAATGAGGCTTTAGACATGATCCCCAGGCTATCACGGCCCGGGGCAGGGGTTCAAGCCTTCGATTCGGCGGCTTCCTGAAGCTCCCGAAGGGCCCGGAGCTGATCGATATTTAGGGCCGAGAGATCGGGGCCGGTTTCGATCTTATCGGTCGATTCGCCCAGGGCCAGTCTCTCCGTCTTTACTCCGAGAACGATAAGCCGAATCACGTCCTTGACCTGGACCAGCCCCGGCATTCCGTCTGCCCGTGAGGCTACACCGATCCACTTGTCCAGTTCGTGCTCCCCTAAAGTCTGGAGCTTTCTCGACAGCTTCCCATGTCTCTCGGCCCGTGCCTTCGCGTCTTCGCGGGTCACTTCTTCGATCGTGGCGAATCGGAGGGCGTCCAGGTGAGAGTCCCAGCGCCTCGCTCGATCGGCCCAGCCATCTTCCCAGGCTATGGTCTGGAGCTGCCCCCATGAGAGAGGGCAGCCGGGGGACTTTACGAGATCGACCAGACGCCGTGGGATGGCCAGCGATAGATAGAGCTGGAAGCACGCCCACGCCAGATCGGTGTCGAAGGGCTGCCGGGCCCATGGCTCTGAAGGGTTGTATTCGAGGGGGACCACGGGCCCCTGAGCATAGCAGGGGCCCGGGTCGTGGGGCTAGGGTTCTTCGCCGGCTGGCGCGGTCAAGGGCCCCGGCCAGCTTCCGTCGCTGCCGGCGTTGTCTGCCCCGATAGTGCCATATTTCCCAGGGGGGCTTTGACGCTCTGGGATTCGAGCACGCTCAGGGATTCGAGCACGGACCCCGCCAGGAATTGCAGGGTCCAGAACGTGATCGGGTTCACGGCCTGCCTTTCAACCGATCGATCTCTTTATTCAGATCGATCGTCGCCTCCTGGTAGTGGTCCCGTTCGTCCCGAGTCTCATTCAAGATCACGACCACAGCCTGGTAATGCTCCCGGGCTTCTTCCAGCTTGGCTTTCATAGCCCGGCGGATCCGGCGCTGGGTGCGCTTCTGAGCCCGGTTCAAGGCTCACGCCCCCCGGCGTCTTTCCACGCCTTGCGTTCCTTGGCTTCCTGGACATCGGCCCAGGCCCGGAGCTGGGACATGCATTGTTCTTCGGTTTCCCCTTCTTCGCGTTCCACTTCGTGACCGAACCAGACCTTTTGCGTATGGCCCCGGCCAAACTTGCCCAGCTCGATCGTGCGCCCGTAGCTAACCGATTTCGTTTTCATGTCAGAGAACTCCCTTGATCGCATGTCATTTCCCGCCCCCTGCTCCCGAATCGACCCAGCAAGGATACCCGGCATCGATCGAGCACGGGGGAAAAGACGTCGGGGCGGGGGCGGGTCCACTGCCCAGCCCTTGAACGGTATCGGCCCCGGCGTCTTCGATGGGGTCAGGCCCGCACGTTTCCGGGTCGGGGCAGGACGTGGCCGCACGGCCTGCCCCGAAAGCCAGGAGCAGGAACGCGAGGATCGCGGCCCTCACTTCCCCGCCCCCCAGTATCTCCGGGCCGGGCCCCCACCTTCGGCGTTGATCTTCTTTTCGGCCAGGAGCTGGGCCAGCGCGCGCTTGAACGTTTCATCCCCCGCCTTGACGCCCAGCGCTTCACGGACCTGGGCGGGGCTGTACCTGCCGCCCTTCGGAGAATCGGCTAAGTAGCTGCCCAGCTTCTGGAGCATGACCACCAGGGGGCTTTCCACGTGGTTCGCGATCTCGCCCCCGTCCACGGCCTTGACGCCCTTCGGGGCGGCAGCCCGGACCGTGGCAGGGATCGACAGCAGATCGGACCAGTGGCGCGTGCGTCGCTCGAAAGCGATCTGGACGGCCTTCCCCAGGTCGGGGTCCTGCTCCAGGAGCATATTCAGAAGGGGCAGCATTTCGATCGTGATTTTCATCGGTCGGGTTCCTTTCGGTGAGCCGTGAAGGTACGGCAGAGCTGACGCACGGTCAAGGGCCCCGGGACGATTTATCCCGGGGCCCGGCAGACTAGGGCATTTCCAGGGTTACTTCGATCTCCGAACCACGGGCCGGGATCAGATCTTCTTCCCCCGTCCGAAGCTTCACCGTCAGGTAAGTGGTCCCGACCTTTATCACGGGGCAGGGGGCGAAAGCCGTGGACCCCGTGGGGCGAAGGTCAAGCCCGGCGGGGTACTGCCCCAGGAGCCCATAGATCGCATTCGGGGGGAAGAAGCCCTGGATCCCGATCGTGGGCTTCTCGCCCGTGAGGGCCCTGAACGCCTTCGCGGCAGCCTTGATCTGGTAAGTGCTCGGCTTATGAAGCACGACCCGGGACGCCAGGATCTCTACTCGGGGGATCAATGTATTGGGCACGGCCTTGATTCCTTTCGGTGAGCCCGATCAATACGACAGCTCTGACGTAGCGTCAACCGAAATCGTGATCTGTGATCGGGGTCGTGACCAGCTCCGGGGCTGGGCATGTCCCACCTTATCCCACCAGTGACAGCTGGTCATGAGCGTGACCAGACTACATTGTCCCACATGACGGGGCGTGACCAGGGCTAGACCCGGCCGGGAGAGGGCAGGAAATCAATTAAAGGTTGATTAATAAATAATTCCTTGACCAGCTCCGGGAGCTGTCCAGAGGCTGTCCAGAGAGTGTCCACGCCTTTGATTCCCGAGGATTTATCCAGAAGAACCCCTTTCGGACAGTGACCACAGAGTGAAACTGATTTTTTTTGACAAAGTTGATAAGTATCAGGATGTAGGACAGATCGAAGAAATCAGGGGGTACTCAGGAGGAGTTCTAAGCCCCTGTCCAACGGTCTGCTGGTCACGACTAGCGCGCGCCGAATCTCTGCCGGCTGCCTTACGTACCCTGGAAAACTAAGATTCGCCCGGGGCAGCCTTTCCCCGTTGACGCCTGCCCCGAATTCCTTCCTACTAGGGCCCATGCCCCGACACCGAAGCAAGGCAGCCGATCCCGTGTTTGCCCAGGCCCTTGTCCTTGCGCGTCGGGGGGCCGGTAAGACGCAGGCACAGGCCGCCGAAGCCCTGGGCGTGGACCCCGACACCGTGAGCAACTGGGAGCAAGCCCGGAGCGAGCCAAGGGCCAGCCAGATCATGCGCTTGGCCCTTTTCTATGAAGTCCCGGCCGGGAACCTGTTTCGGGTCAAGGAAGCCCTGCCGCCGATTCCCCCGCCCCCCGAGTCTTACACGGGGCCCATTTCCGGATCCCGAGTCTGACCCGTGCAATACCTGGGCGGGAAATCGAAACACGGCCGGGCCATCGTCCAGGCGATAGAGCACTGGCGCAAGCCCGGGGCCCTGTTCGTGGACGTGTTCTGTGGTGCCTTGAATGTCGTTCGTCATGCTCAGGCCCCTCGCGTGGCCCTGGATGCGTGCCAGCCCTTGATCTCCACTCTCCGGGCCGTGCAAGGGGGCTGGGATCCCCCGACCGTGGTTTCAGAGGGGCAGTATCAGTGGATCAAAGCCAACCCGAACCCGGCCGATCCCTTGACGGGCTTTGCCATGTTCGGCTGTTCCTTCGGGGGGAAGTGGGCCGGGGGCTACGCTCGGAATTCAAAGGGCCAGGACTACACGGCCGGGGCCCGGAACTCTCTCCTGAGAAAGCTCCGGGACTGCCGCGATCTAGAGATCCACTCTCGGGACTACAGACACCTCCCGGATCCCCCGGCCGGGACCTTGCTCTATTGCGATCCCCCTTATGAGGGGACCACGGGATACAAAGGGGTCGGGGCCTTCGACCCGGCAGAGTTCTGGAGCCATGCCCTCTGGTGGCACCAGTGCGGGGCCCTTGTCTTCGTCTCGGAAGGGGCCGGGGCTAATCCCCCGAGTGACTGGGTTATCTATTCCGAGTGGGCACAAACGAGCCTACTCGATCCGAATCGCGCTGGCAGGACTCGGATCGAACGGCTTTACGTTCACAGGTTCAGCCCCATGGGCTGGGCCACTCTCCGGGGCACACGATGACCGAGATCAGACTGTCTCTCTTCGCCCATGCCAAGGACGGGACGCCGAAACCTCTGGTAACGACCTGGGACGATTTCGTATCCGGGCTGGGCCCTCACCGTTTCGACGTCGCCGATAAGAAACAGATCCCCATGTTCTCCCCTGCCGAATTCCGGCCGGGTCTGCCCCGCGTGGGAAAGAACGTCGTTCGGGTCTGGTTCGGGGTCCTTGATCTCGACATGGTAACGGCTGCCCAGCTCTCGGCCGTATGCGAGAAGTTGGAAGGATTGGACGCCGTTCTGTATACGTCATGGCGTCATCCCCAGAGCGCTGCCCAGGGGCTATGGCGGGTCCGTGTCTGTGTGCGTCTCTCTCGGCCGATCGAGCCCTCTGAGTGGGAATCGTTCTGGCTGTCGTTCTCGGCCCATTTTTGCGGGTTGAACGATCCGAACGATAAAGACATTAACCGCTGTTACTTCGGCCCTTCGGCCCCGCCCGGGACCGATCCCAGACTCTGCCACTTCGTGACGTTCAAGGGCGGCCCCCTCGACGTGGCCACGATTGCCGATCATAGCTTCGGGCATAGTCGCGCGAGCAAGGCCGAAAAGGTAACCCGTGAGAGGCTAGAACGCCTGGCCCAGCGCTGGAAAAAGTCCCGGGATCAATACCGCTCGGAAATGGGCGAAATGCTCAGCAAGGTATGCAAGGGCGATCCGTTCGCCGATGCCGGAAACCGAGATAACGCCCTTTTCCAGCTCTGTAACGATCTCGCGAAGGAACTGCCTGACGCTGACCCGGCTTCGATCGCTGAGCATTTTGCAACGTCGTTGCAGGTCATGCCCGGGAAAGAACCGATCACGGCTGACGACGTGCGGGGCAAGCTCGAAAGGGCGTCAGAGAAAGTCATGTCAGAGACTCTCGCCCAGGAGCAGATCACGATCGCCGAAGGCAAGCTGAGGATCCGGCAGGCGTTCGCGCATTTGGACCCCGAACGGGATTACCCCTATCGGGAGCAGGAACTGGACGCCATGGCCGCCCTGTGTGCCTGTACGCGCGACGAATTGCGCAAACGCTGGGTCATTCAAAGGGGCAGTATCTTTTACGTTCTCGGCCCCGGAGCGACCTACAGCCCCGCCTATTCGGACAAGGACATCGGGAACGCGATACTTCGGGATCTCGCCCCTGCCACGTCTGCCGGCGTTGAACTCTGGACTGAGGGTCAAGGCGGGGAACGGATGCGAAAGGGACTCCCGAGCATCATGGGCGAATTCGGCAGCGTGGCCACGGATTACGTCCAGGATCTCCGGGCCCAGCTCGCACGGTATGACGGGGCCGCCAGGGTCTTTATCGATGCCCCGTGCCCCCTTCGGCCCTTGACGCCGCAATGGGATCAGGACGTGGCAGACTGGCTGGAAATCGCCATGGGGGACAATCTCCTGGACGTTCTCGCGTGGATTGCCCAGGTCACGAATCTGGACCAGATCTGTGCTGCCCTCATGCTCACGGGGGCCCCCGGGACGGGTAAGACGCTCCTGGCTCTGGGTCTCTCACGACTCTGGACCACGAATCAACCGACGGACCTGGACTCGGCCCTGGGGGACTGGAACGATTCGATCAGCCGCTGCCCTCTAATCCTTGCTGACGAACAGCTGCCGAAGGATTGGCGCGGCCATGGGCGAACGGCAGAGCTTCGGCAGTTCATAGCGGCCAGGTCACGACCGTTTAAGAAGCGGTATCATCACGAAGGAACGATCATCGGGGCGATCCGCCTGATCATCACAGGCAATAACGAAGACATGCTGGGGCTGTCCGAACACTTGACGGCCGATGACATTCAAGCGA